CAAAACACCTACAGGAGTTAGTGTTACTACATCTTGGCAAAAATTTACAGTAACACAAGCATTTGATAGTATAAGTGGAAAAACTATTGGTAGTAATAATGATGACTTTTTTGACTTAATTATGAGAATAGATAATGGCTCAAATGCTAGTGTAGATTTTGCACAAATACAAATGGAAACAGGAAGTGCAGCTACAGTATTTGAAAAAAGACCTATTGGAGAAGAAATTTCTTTATGTCAAAGATATTTTTGCAAATCTTTTCCACTTGCTACAACTCCTGCACAAAATGTTAGTCCTGGTTTTATGTATGTATTGAATTATACAGGTTCAGGTACATTTTCAAATTACACATTATTTCCTGTAGAAATGAGAGCAAATCCTACTTTAACATTTTTTAATCCCTATGCTACAAACTCTAGTTTTAGACAATGGAATACTGCTAATGATTTTGCAATATCAACCAGTTCACCTGTAACTAACGCTATTCAAAATTTTGGTATTGGCGACCAAAGTGGAGTAACTGGTGGACATTTGAATTGGACAGCAGACGCAGAATTATGATAAGTACAGTAACTAATACATACGATATGACAGATGCAAGTAAAGTTGCAAGTCTAAAAGTTGTTTATCAAGATGAAACAGAAAGTTTCGTACCATTAGATGAAGGCAATAGACACTATAAAGAAGTGCTACAATGGGTAGCAGATGGTAATGAGATTGGAGAACCTGAATAATGCCAGGTAGTATAAAAATAGATGATGGAAGTGGTAACTATACCATATTAACTAACGCAGGTTCGTTAGGTTCAGACAAGACAATTACTATTCCTAATGAAACAGCAACGATTGCTACTACTACTGCTACAGATTTGGGTGGTTTAGTCAAATTAACAAGTGGTACTGCAAGTTCTAGTTCTGCTTTAACTTTTGATAATTTCGTTGATGACACTTTGTATTCTCAATACAATATTGTATTAAGACAAATGATACCTGCAACAGATAATACCAATTTAATGTTTAGATTTAGAAAAGGTGGTGCAAGTGGTAGTGATGTAACAGGTTCTTATTTTCAGTCTGGTGCATATTATTATGGAGATGCTGCTTCAAGTGGTTTTGAAACTAATATAAGTAATTCAAATAGTGCAGCAGTTATAGCTTTAGGAAGTACTGCTAACGAAACTATGTCAGGAGAAATGGTGTTATATACAGGTGGTGGAAATTCAAATGGTGTAGTTGGTAAATTTTATAGAAAAAATCCTTTTACAAATTTACACGGACAAGATTACGCTGTTGGTATGGGTCAATCTGATGTTGTTACAGGATTACAATTTTTTATGGCATCAGGTAATATTGCTAGTGGTGAGATAACAATTTATGGAATGAGAAAATAATGGCACAATCAATAGAAGAAATTAAAGCAGAATTAGAAGCACCTACTCATACGATTGTTAATGGAGAAAGAGTTGATTTAACATCTGAAGAAGTAGAAGCAACTCTTAATACTTGGGCAGAGAATGAAAGAGCTAGACAATTAGATGTTGAAGCTAATGGTTATAAGACTTACAGAGTACAAGGCAAAGGCAAAGATGAAGTTGTTGCAACTTATCCACCTCTTGGAGAGCAACTAGATAAACTATGGCACGATATAAATAATGGTACACTAGATAACACAGGTGCTTTTTACACAGCTTTAAAGACAGTAAAAGATGACAACCCTAAACCAGGAGAATAAATGCCAGGTAGTATAAAAATAGATGATGGAAGTGGTAACTATACCATATTAACTAACGCAGGTTCGTTAGGTTCAGACAAGACACTTACTATTCCTAATGAAACAGCAACGATTGCTACTACTAATGGTATTACAGAAGCTGACCAATGGAGATTAACTGCAAATATAACTAGCGATACTGATATAACTTCTAATTTAGCTAGACCAAATGGAACAGCAGAAAGTTATTTTGGTACAGGTATGACAGAAAGTTCAGGAATATTTACTTTTCCATCTAGTGGTTATTGGCTAGTTACTTTTACAGTAACTTCAACAGCAGTAAATGATAGTTATAATCAATTTTCAATATACACCAGTTCAAATTCAGGTACTGATTATGATGAAATAACTGAAACATACAATGGTTCAGGTTCAGGAACAGCAGGTGGAACTTCTACAATTTCAGTTTTATTAGATATTACAGATGCTTCAACGCATAGAGTAAAATTTAGAGTAGCTAGTCTTTCAGGTTCTACAGTTCGTGGTAATGCTGATGAAAATTCAACTAATATGACTTTTTTAAGATTAGGAGATACATAATGTTACAAGAAGCATTAGCATATTTTAATACAGATAAACCTCAATGGTATGGTTGGAAAAATTTAGAAGATGGCGAAGTATATTCTAATTTAAAACTTAATGATGAAACTGCAACAATGCCTACTGAAGAAGAAGTCAATGCAAAGATTGCAGAGATAACAGTTCCTGATTGGAAAGTAAATAGAAAGAAAGAATATCCATCATTACAAGATTGCATACACGCATTACTAGATGGTGGCGATACTCTTACAGATTTACAAGCAGCAAGACAAGCAGTAAAAGACAAGTACCCTAAAGGATAGATTATGGCAAGTACTGTTTATAAAATCACAAATACTACTAACAAAGATTTTTATATTGGTGCAACTACTAGAACAATGAACAATAGATTTGCTGAACATAAATACCAATCACTAAAAAGAAATTCTAATTCTGCTTTACATAAAGCTATGAGAAAATTTGGTGTAGAAAACTTTGATATTGAAGTATTAGAAGTTTGTGAGAATGCTTTTGAGTTAGAAGAAGATTTAATTAATGATTTAAACCCTGCATATAATACAGGTTGTGCAGGAGAACACAATGGTAGATATGGAAAAACTACTTCAGAAGAAACTAAAAGAAAAATTGGTTTAGCGAACAAAGGTAATCAACCAAGATTAGGTGCTAAACTTAGTGAAGAAAGCAAGATGAAGATTTCTAAATCACAAAAAGCTAGATATGCAAGATTGAGAGGTGATGACCTATCGCATCAGAAATAAAAGTAGATACAATATCAGAAAAGACTTCTGCTAATGGTGTAACTATTGATGGTGTTTTAATTAAAGATGGTTCTATTAATGGTTTAATTACAATGGCAGATGCTTGGAGAATAACTTCTAACTTTACTTTTGATAGTCCTAATGGAATTGTTGATACAAATTGGGAGAGAGTAGATGCAGATAGCTATGGAACTATTGGCTCTGCTATGACAGAAAGTTCAGGAATTTTTACTTTCCCAACAACAGGAATATATAAAATAGATTTTCAATATTCAGTTTTTACAGGTGGTGGAGAGTGTTCTTATTTTTTAAATATTCAAACAACTACAAATAACAGCTCTTACGATAATGCTAGTAGTCAGTTAAACTTTATATCTGGAACTGCAAATATGTATGCAGGTGGTTTCTTTTCTTTTATTATGGATGTTACAGATACAACTACTCACAAAATTAGAATGCAAAATGGAATTATTACAGGAACAGCACCTGCATTAAGAGGAGATACAAGTAATACTGAAACAGGATTATTTTTTACTAGACTAGGAGATACATAATGGATATAGGTTTACAAGATGCTTTGCTACATTTTAATAAAGGACTAAGAGGTTCTTGGTATGGTTGGATAGATACTGCTAATGGCGAAGTATATAGTAACTTAAAATTAATTAATGATGATGCAACTATGCCAACAGAAGAACAAGTAAATGCAAAGATTGCAGAACTACAAGCTGATTTAGATTACCAAAATTTAGATTATGTTAAAGCAAGAAAATTAGCATACAAACCAATAGAAGAACAACTTGATATGCAGTATAAAGATGCTGTTAATGGTACAACTACTTGGAAAGACCACATAGCAAAAGTTAAATCAGATAACCCTAAACCTGAATAAAAAATCCTATGATACAATCGTATTATGGAATATGTAATAGGCTTTATCTTTGGTTATTTTTTAAAAGATTTTAGTTTCTACCTTAAAAAAATAGCTAACTATCAATCACCAGATAAAAAAGAATGGGATTGGATTACATTTCAGGAAGATGATTTACCCTAATGCAAAATGGAAATGGATTTACACAGAAAGAAATGCTTACTCTAATATTGGAAGGGCAACAAGATATAAACAAACGCATAGATGAGTTACACGAAAAGGTTAATCAAAAGATTTCA